CGTGAGCTTAAGGAGATTCTGCGTGATGAGCTTATGGCTCAGACATACGTTCGCTGGCTTCAGGAGTTCCCTGACGGCGATACGTTTAAGATCCCGTCGATTGGTCAGGCGTACGTTGATGACTATGCTGAAGACGAAGCGGTTAAATACCGTCCTCTCGACACTGGTCAGTTCACTTTCCAGATCACTGAGTACCTCTCTTCGGGTACATACGTGACGAAGAAGGCTGAGCAGGATATGTTCTACATGAACGAACTTGTCTCGCGCTTTGTGCCTGAGCAGGAGCGTGCCATTATGGAGCATGTCGAGGAGGCCATCCTTGGTCTTCAGTCTCAGCAGACGGCTGCTAATACCAATACGATTAACGGTGGTAAGCATCGTTATGTCGCTACTGGTTCTAGCAACGTCATCAATGTGGCTGACTTCGCCCGTGCTAACCTCTCGCTGAATCTTGCAAATGTCTCGGCTAATAACCGTGTCGCTATTGTGGACCCCTCTGTGGCTTACACCATTGAGACGGCTACTCAGCTTGTCGGCATTAATAACAACCCGATGTTCGAGGGTATCGTCTCTTCGGGTATCGCAACGGGTATGCGCTTCGTCCGTAACGTCTACGGCTTCGATGTGTACACTTCGCAGCGTCTGGCTACAATCTCTTCGGAAACGCTTGAGACTGTGAACTGCGCTGGTTTCAAGGCTAACCTGTTCTTCTCTGCTGATGCTTCGGTTGTTCCGTTCATTGGTGCTTGGAGACAGATGCCTGAGGTCGATACTGAATATAATAAGGACTTCCAGCGTACAGAGTTTGTGACTACCGCTCGTTATGGTGTCAAGCTCTATCGTCCTGAGAACCTTATTACTGTTCTTTCGAACACCTCGGTTTAATAGGAGGATATTAATATGAGTGTTGATTGGACAAACTCTGACGGGCTTGAAGTCCGTTTCACTGGCCCTGAGGCTAACCAGAGCGGTGCTGGCGTTGCTACTCTGGGCGCTACAAAGGAACTGATTGTGGACTTTGACTTTGCTACAGCGATTACCGCTGCGGCTTGGTCGCATGAAGCTTTCGTTCCGGCTGGCGCGTACATCAAGAAGGCTACGCTGATTGTGACTTCGGCTATGACTGGTACTTCTGGTACCCTGACAATTGGTCTGGCCCAGAAGGATGGTACAGCTATTGATGCCGATGGCATTGATGCTACTATCGCACAGGCTGATCTTGAGGCAAACGAAGTCGTTCTTTGTAACGGTGCTTTGGCTGGTGGTACGCTTTCTATCGGTTCTGCTAACGGCTATGTCTATACGTCCCTTGGTGGTACGGTGACTGGTGGCCGTGGTAGACTGGTGGTCGAGTACATCGAAGTGTAACACTACTCTTGGGGGAGCCTTAGGGTTCCCCCTTGACATCTTTGAAAGAATCGATATAATAATACTAATGGTCCTCCGGGGTGAACTATAGATGGCTAACGTACAACATTCAAGTTTGACAGATCCTAACCTTCATGAACCTAAGGGTATCTCTAGTGCCTCGGCCAACCAGCTTTACCTTTCTAATGGTAGTGGCTCTGGTGTATGGACTAATGCTAATAGGTTCCCCGGTACAGGCTGGGGTAAATATACTAATACGACATACGTAGGGGGTACAACTCTATCTATTGGTACTACGGCTGTACTCCTCCCCTTTACGACAAATGATACAGTGTCTCAGATCCCGATTACACTAACGGGTACAACTTCGAGTCTTATGAATCTGAGTACTGAAACACTCCTGTTTGTTGCTGCGGGAGATCTCCATTCAATTACTCTTACATTTAATGTTGCTAGTGCGACAAGTACTAATGCTATAGATCTTTCTATTTTTGGTTCCTCTGATGGTATTACCTACGGTACTCTTCTTGGTGAAACAACTGTAGCTCTAGTTAAAGCCGCTAATCAGGTTGTTACAGAATCCTCTCTATTCCCAGTTACATCAGATATGGTGTCTCATGGCGCTAGGATTTATCTTACCGCAGATGCGGGTACTTCTAATATTAATAATATTGGTCTAATCTCAGCACGTGTACATAAGGCTAGATAACAGATGGCTACAGCTAAAATGACACTCTTGGAGATTGTTCAGGATGTCCTGAATGATTTGGACTCTGATGAGGTTAACAGCATTTCCGATACAGTAGAAGCAACCCAAATAGCTAATGTCTGTAGGAGTGTGTACTATGATGTAATTACGACAGTCGATCTTCCTGAACATACAGAGTTGATGAGGGTAACTGGTCTATCCGATTCTACTCGTCCCAACTTCATGGATGCTAATAACATCACTGAGATTAAGGAGTTGAGATACAATGTATCTGAGACTGCTGGACAGATTGAATATAGTCTTGTCAATTATCTTTTACCGGATGAATTTATTCAGAGAATTGTCAAGAGGGATACCTCTTCATCCGAGATAATTCTTGTTACAGATCCAACATCAGGAATTTCTCTTCCTATCGATAATAGCAGAATGCCTACATACTATACTTCATTTGATGATAGGTATCTCTGCTTCGATAGTTACAAAAGTTCTGTAGATAATACTCTGCAGACAAGTAAGACAATGGTACTAGGGATTAAGCTTCCGACATTCACTATGACAGATTCTTCTGTTCCAGACATGGATGATACGATCTTTCCCTATTACCTTTCTGAAGTAAAGGTTAGGGCTGAGTCCCTCTTTAAGGGTGGGCCTGATCCTAAGACAGAACAGTTTGCTAGAAAGCACAGATACTTCCAGAAGAACAATCGTTGGAAGACTGGAGAACAAAGGATACTCAATGACTATGGTAGAAAACGGTACTGACGTAAGTACTGACCTTATCGTAACTGAAGAGAATAAAGAGGGTACAATTCTTAACGTAACCTCTCCTAAAAGAAAATCTATGTTTACTATTTATAAGCCTACCGATGGCTATAGTATGTTTAAGATTAAGTCCGAGAGTGGCAGCATGCCTGAACATCTCTCTGGTTATTATACAAATAGAAAGACAGCCCTATCTGATTTGACTTACTGGTTGGTTCATACACCTGAAAGTAAGGAAGCTAAGTGGGATAGAATGTTCGGTGAGGACAAAGCGCCTCCTCCGAAGCTAAAGGAAAAGAAGAGTGGCACCACAGCAGTATAGTCAGAAAACTGTAAATACTTTTATTAAGGGGCTTTATACTGAAGCCTCTGTGATGACCTATCCTGAGAATACTTCTTCAGATGAACTTAACTTTGATCTTCTTATTGATGGTTCTAGGCGCAGGAGAAGGGGTCTCGCCTATGAGACAAATTATCAGAATAGTTCCTTCTCCGTAGCCTCTGGTGATCTTATCCACTGTGAGACATGGACTAATGTGTCTGGTATTGGTGGTACTGAATTCCTCGTTGTTCAGCATAACAACATGGTGTACTTCTACGATAAGTCTATCGACACTATCTCTGCTGGTCAGAAGTCTTTCAGCATTAATCTAAATGATTACTCTGCTAATAATAGCTACTCCGTCTCTAGTTCCTATATCAATATTGCTTCTGTTACTGGGTATCTAATCATTGTCTCCCCAGCTATCGAACCTATTCGTGTTGAGTATCTTCCGACTGATGATAATATAACTGTTACGAAGATCAAGATTCAGATTAGAGATCTTGAATATCTTGGGATGTCTTCGAATATTACGTTTATCGCTAGGACAAGCAACACTGTTACGATTACAGTTAATAGTTCTCACTATTATAATGCTGGTGATACCGTAGAGATTGATTCTTCTTTCTACCAGTTTAATGGTACCTTCACTATTACTTCGGCTCCGACAAGTACGACATTTACGTACACCCTGAATGGTGCAGATTTCCCTAGCACAGCAGCATCTGGTCTGGCTACTAAAGAGATTGCCCCTGAGACTCCTCCTACTGCTATTACGAATAACTATCTCTACGATCTCTTTAATCAGGGATGGTACTCAGATAATAATGGTAGGGCTGGTAATGCATTCGACTATTGGGACAACACAAGGGCTGACTTCCCTCCTAGAAACAAGCCTTGGTGGGTAGGTAAGAATACAAGTAACGATCAGGATATCGACCAGTACTTAAAGATTGAGTACGGTAATACTCTTGCTCCGAATGGTCACTTTATTCTTGACTTCTTTAACCAGAATAGATCCGCTGTATCAAATGTTAATAATCTTACGACAGTAATTGAGACTGCAAGGTTTAACTCTGTTGCTCCGTACGCTGGTAGAGTTTGGTATGCTGGTCTTGACTCTGCTAAGAATGGTGGCAAGATCTTTTACTCTAAGACAATCGAGAGTGAGAAGGACTTCGGTATCTGCTACCAGAAGGAAGATCCTACTTCTGAAGATACTCCCGGTCTGGTAGACTCTGATGGTGGGTACATTATTATCCCTGAGGCATCCAGCATTCAGGCTCTGTTCACGACAGGTTCTATTATGTACGTCCTAGCATCGAATGGTGTGTGGGTTATCGGTGGTGTTGATCAGGTATTCAAAGCTACAGAGTACTATGTTAGTAAGATCTCCAGCTTTGGTATTGCCAGTAAGAGAACATTGATTAATGTTGCCGACTCTCCTGTCTACTGGGATACCTCTGGTATTTACACCGTAGCGATTGAGAATAATACTCCCTACGTTACAAGTATGTCTGATAACATCCGTTCTTTCTATGAGGCTATCTCTCCTGAAAAGAAGAAGGACGCTACTGCTGTCTTCGATAGACTGAACAAAAGAATTATCTGGATGTACTCTAGTGAGGATGAGACAGTCCCTAACAAGAAGTCTAAGATTCTAATCTATGATCTTAACCTTCAGGCTTTCTTTCCTTGGGAGATTTCCGATGCTACAGGAACTAGTCCTTATCTTTACTGTGGCTTCTATCTCTCTGGTCTAGGATCTAGTGAGGTAGCCTATAATATTGTTGTAGGGGCAGATCAAGTCATCGATGCTAGTTCTAATACCGTAGTTGAGACTATTGCCTCTACAAGTTCTAATGCTAATTCAGATACTAAGTTTCTTGTAAGGACTGCTAATGGATATCTTACTGTTGCTAACTTCACTAGTAGGTCTTTCCTTGACTGGGGTTCTGCTGACTACTCTTCTTATGCTGAGACAGCCTACGACTTCTCCGGTTCGGCTATGCTCAAGAAGAATGTCCCGTACATCGTAAGCTACATGAGACGGACAGAAAAGAACTATGTTGTTTCTGGTTCTGGTTATACTGTAGACTATCCCTCTGGTTGTATCCTTACTGTTAAGTGGGATCTCTCTATTGATAGTTCTCGGTGGAGTAGTCCTAGCCAGCTTTATCGTATGGTAAACTATCCTATAGTAGATCCAAACAATTTGACTTTTACTTATCCTTATGATACAATTGTAGCTAGAACAAAGATAAGAGGTAAGGGTAGAGTCTTGCGTATGCGCTTCGAAAGCGAGACAGGTAAAGACCTGAACCTTATTGGTTGGGAAACTGTCGATGCAAGTAATACCAGTTATTAGGTATTGTAAATCTGAAGATTATGAAGAATTAGTACCCCTTATAAAAGAAGCCGTAAGTAAAGCACTCCCTGATGAGGAGTTTGAAGAAGACAAGATTAGAACTCTCTTCGATAATGCTTTACTTAATGAAGAGTATACTGGGATAGTACTGTTAATAGACGGTAAGATTACTGGGTATGTCTTAGGACTTCTAACAGATCAGTACTTCCATTCAAAGAAGATAGCGTATTGTCTATCGATCTATGTGTCAGAAGAACATAGAAAGTATGGGCTAGAGATGCTGAGATCCTTCGAAGCTTGGGGTAAGTACAGAGGTGCTAAGACACTTTCGATAAGTTCTTTTAAAGGATTAAGCCCAGAGAAACTGGGTAAGGTTTTAAATAAAATGGGTTACTCTGAACAAGAGATTGCATACTGGAAGGAAGTATAAAATGGGTGGTGTTGTTGGTGGGATTGTCGGTGCTGTTGGTAGCATGAAGGCAATGAAGGCTCAGGAAAAGGCTATGGAGATGCAGCAGAAGGCTGCTCAAGAACAACTCAAGATGCAGAAGATGCAGGATCTCCGTGAGAGAAGAAAGATGCTGAGAGAGGCTGCTATTGCTAGGGGCCAGACTGTTAACATCTCCGCTCAGATTGGTGGTGGACAGGGTAAGTTCTCTTCTAGTTCGCTTATGACTGGCCTTTCTGGTCTTCAGAGCCAGACTCTTTCCGGTCTTGGCTTCCAGCAGACTTCTAGAAGATCCGCTGAGGTTCAGCAGAAGTTCCTTAATAAGGCTGCTCAGTACGAGATGGATGCTAGTAAGTGGGCTGGTCTTGGCAACATGGCTCAGAATATCCTTGGAGCTTTCCCGACTCCTAGCTTTGGGTAAGGAATAAATAATGGGTCTTTTTGATGAAATCTTCGGTAGTCAGGAGAAGGAATATCAGGTTGTAGAAAGCCTCTTCCCTTCTGAGGAAGAAGTAAATAAAGAACTTGTTAAGTCTGAAAAGTATAAGCTTTCTCTTGCGGAGAGGTACGCTAACCATGTTGGCACCACCGTAGAGGAAGCTTTGTCTTTTGTAGAAGCGGGTAAGCAACAGGAACTTCTCTCGACTAATACAGACTTTTCTTATACTCCGGTAATGAATAAGGCTTATGCTGAGGGTGCTTCGCCTGAAGAGTTTAAGATGTCTATGGATGTCTACAAAAGGAATACAGATTATCTTCTGACTTCCGGTGACACAAAGGATGTCTTAGAAGATATCATCATTGATAAGTTTGATCCCAATACAGACAATCTGTCTATCTCTCTTGCTGTCCTTAGAGAAGAGTTTGAAGCTGCTGCACCGGATGAATCTATCCTTGGTCTTGCTTCTTCTTTCTTGGGTACTATTGCTAGAGAAAGCACAATCGGTGTTGCAGAGAATGTCTTCGGTGCTACAGGTACAAGCCTTTCTGATTGGAAGGGTAAGTCCCAGATTGGTAATGAGAAGTTTCAGGCTATCCTAGAGGAGCCTAGCCTAGAAAGAAAGAAGCTTCTCGCTAGACAGATGGCTGCTGAGGCTAAAGACCTTGGTGTCTTCGGTGATAACACTCTTAATTACTGGTCTAGATTTGCTACGATTAGTACCGCTGGTAAAGCTGAAGCTGAAGCTATCTGGCTTGGTGTAGATCTTCTAGGTCTTGTACCCGTTGGTAAGGTTCTTGGGCTTACAGGTAAGCTCTCTAAGACATCTGGTACAGCAGCAAAGCTTAGTCTTGCAACTGATGCTCTTGAGGTTGCAGAGGCTACTGGTGGCAAGGTATCAGCTAATAAGGTTCTTGATACTGCCTTGAGCAACCCCACTACCTCGATCAATACAGCAAAGCATACAGCCCCCTCGTCTTCTTCAGTAGCTAGTAATGGCCTTGGTCCTACCATGAAGCCTACCCTGATGAATGAAGTTGCTAACGATTACGCTGAGACTATCCGCAATGCGTACAAAGGTATATACAGCGAAGATGTTATCCAAGCTGCTAAGTCTAGGAAGAAGGTTGAGCTAGAGAAGAGCACTAAGTATCATGTCCTCGACATTGCCGAGAAGGATATCGGCTTTGATAATTACACCGTTGAGATTACAATGGGTAAGGACAATGGCCTTCCTTTTACAGACATAGACAATGCTACTAAGTTTGCTAAGAACTTGGGTGGTAGGGTAGAACCGTATGGCCTTAACGCTGCTGGTTCTGCCCCTGAGGGCTATGTAGTTAAGCTTGATAGAAACTTGAACATGAAGGGTTTGAGTACAGCTACTGAGCTTGGTAAGCTTCGGTCTTCCATGTTTGATATCTTCGCCTCTCCTGAGGTTACCTCCAGTAAGGACTTGAACACTGTCCTTAAGAGGGGTCTCGACAAGATTGGCTTTGTTGAGAATGAGATTATCAATCAGCACAAGGCCATCTTTAAGAAGATTTCTAGAGATGATGCTAAGGGCATTGATCAGGTTATCTCTAAGCTGAACACTGAAGATCCTCTCGATGGTGACTGGTATGATATCAGCACCTTTAAAGATAAGTTCTATAATCAGACAGGTCGATCTGCAAGTAAGGAAGTCATCGATGGGTATGTCTCCAGTTACAAACTTGCTGAGACAGCGAGATGGCTTGAGGCTGACCGTATTCTAAAGAGAAGCACTGGTGAGAAGATCGATCAGTTTGTTGGCTCTGCTGATGGCAAGACTTTCTACCGTATGAAGAGGCTCCCTGCTGGGTCTCTCCCTCGTCTTGAGGAGTATGCCCAGAAGTATGTCTACGATCTTAATACAGGTAAGATTATTGCTAGATCTGACTTTATGAAGGGTGGTAAGGAAAAGAATCTTTACCAGATTGTAGACGTAGACAATGCACCTGAGGTAAACGGTAAGAAGGTTCTCTATGCTACAGGTAGCCTGAAGACTTCTCGTCCTATCCTCCCCTCTGATGTTGTGCCTAAAATTGCTGGTGGCTCTAGAGGGTCAGGCAATATCCACGGTTTCCTTGTCTCTCAGAGGAAGACTGTAGACCTCTCTGACAATGCTGTGAACCTTACACCGACTGTCTTTGGTGTGGGTAGGACAGCACAGGAACTCGTTAAGATGGGTACTGAGGTCAATACTCTGCTGAAGGGTCTCCGAGACTTTGATGCTGGGACTATTAGTCAGGATATTATGAATGGTCTTATCAAAGCTAGTAACAACTTTAATCCTAGCATTGAGGATGTAGACAGTCTTAAAACATTTATCGATAAGCACGGTATTAATCCTGCTGAAGACATCCAGATTGTTACAAAGGATATGCCACTGCCTGAGGTGGGTGTCGCTAGGTTTGAGAACTATCGCCTTGGTAAGTTCACGACATACGATGAGCTTTACACTAAAGGCTCTAGGAACAATGCGATTATTTACGGCTACGATAATAAGAACTTTAAGCAAGTCGATGCTGTCCGTGGTATCGAAAGAGACTTTGCTAAGGGTACAAACTACGTTGCTGAAAGAGAGTACTCTGTAAAAGCTGTCGAGGGTTTCCTAAACGCAGCTATCCAGAATAAGCTTATCCTTAACTATGATGATATCAAGAACAAGCCTTTCATTCAGCAGTTGAAAGAAGCTGATATCGTTAACTCTG